TTAAATTTACCATGAATACTACAATTAAAGAAGATAAACTGGAAAATTATACGACAAAAGAAGAAGGAGTTAAGAAGATAGAAGAACCCTTGAAAAAGGATGCCCCATGGACAGATGTTGAGGCTGTCTATGTCCATGGGAAGAATAAGAATCTTACTGCATTGTCTGCAGCTGAGAAACTTAAATATGCAACAACTGAGAAGTATAAGAGACAATCTGCTGCTTCAGAGAAGAATCATCGTAGACATGTTGATTCTTATAAGACTTATAATCCTGCACGAAATGAGGCTGGTCATATTAAAACTCCAGTTCTATATGCTATTGAGAAGAATGAAATTGTTGTGGTTGGTGAAGCCAATGAAGTTGAGGCTTGGGTTCCAAAGAGTGATAATGTTCCTTATGTTGTCACACATTTGAAACGCCTAATCCTCCAATCTTTTTGTGACAATTTCCGTCAGTCCCCTGAGCACTACTTTATTGATAATTATGAGGAAGTCAATTTAGAACCAATTATGTCCACAACTGATTCTGCTGCTGTAGGCCTGTTTATTGAGAAAATCAATTGGACAAGCTTTACGGCCCGTGTTCCTCGTGAGAGACGTGGTTTCCATATATTTTCAGATGGGAGGTCCATTTCCATCGAACAGAATTTAGGTTACCATACTTTGAAGATGCAATTAAGATGTACTGTTGAAGCTTCTTTAGAATCTTTGACTAAGAAGGAAATGAAGAAGGAGGCTGCTTTTGTCGGAGCCTCCTGTTATACGAGATTCTTAGAAAAACATGCAGCTTCATTGAAGCTTGCTCAACGACAACCTGGAGAGGTTTCAGTTCCCCTAGTTATGGGTGACCCCGTTATCACACTCGCGCGTGAATTAGAGTGTGGTGAGGAGGTTACTGATACTGGTGTGATATTGACACCTTTGAGATCTAGTCCTAAGCCATTAATTCCAAACATGAATTGGTTTTCTGATCCCCTTGGGGTTAAAGAATCCTCTAAGGAATTATCCACTGCCGTTAAGGAAGCGATTACTGAAGGCTTGAAGGTTGAGATGCCTATGGGAGAGCTTAATGCTCTCGCTGATAGAATTTCAAATACTCTAGACGAGAAACTTAAGAACATTAATGTTAATCATAGTCTTAAATTTGATTTTGGATTAGGAGATGCCTATTCAAAATTGACAGACGATTATCTTGGTTTCTTGAAGCCTTACTTGCCTTCAGATCCTAGAGTCCGTGATATCTTGATCATCATTTTCATTGGCTTGGTTTATCATTGGGCCATAAAGAAAGGTGAAGAGTATGCAAACTCAGTTTTTATTGGATTAGGAGTTGCCACTGGGTTATCCCATTGGTGCAATAATCCTGTAGTTACTGCTTTTTGTGGAACCCTCTTCGGACTTGAAGTTTGTAAATCGATGCCGTCGGTCTATGAATACATTAAGTCTATGTTTACAACTAAATCAGTTCCACTTGTAGAGAATTCTGCGATTAATGATTTCTCTTCTGCTTTCTTTAGTGGATTTGTTCCTACCGTATTCCTTGCTACTATGGCCCGTTACATCGGCCAAGTTTTCTTGGGTTTTGTTCCACCAATGCCATGTTTGGCAGATGTTCCCTTCATGAATATGGTCGCAAATGGTCTAGTCTTGACATATACCAATATCCTTGATTCTATGATCAAGTGGGTAAATCTCTTAACTAGTGGTCTCGGCTTTAAGATGTTCAAAACAGTTTATACTGAATTTCCTGAGTTATTTGACATCATTGATTATTTCAATGAGTTGAATAGGAAATTTCAAGGTGGTCATCGTGTTACGAAGATTGACTATGCTGATTTTTTAAAGAAAATAGATATAGTTGAGATGACCTCTAAGAAGATTTCCCTAGGAGCACCATTCCCTGCTGTTAATAAGAGAGATGACATTTATCGCCAACAGATTGCTTATTGTCGCTCTATGATTAATGCTCTCTACGTCAAGTTTCGCGCTGTAGGAGTAATTCTTGGCGGCGATAAGCCTGCACCATATATGGTTACCCTTTACAGCCCTCCCGGTTATGGAAAGAGTGTATTAACAAAATTAGTGACTAAATCAATGGCTCCTATAGTGTTGACTCGTACTGAATATGAAGAGTATAAGATTGATCCAAAGAGTTATGAAGTAACTATTAATCCGTCTGATGAATTTCAAGAAGAAGCTCGAACTCGTCATAAGATTTACATCATAGATGATATATTTCAGATGAAGAATGAAGGCTTTGATCCTAAGATCTGCCATGGTAACTGGCTTATTGGATTTAACAACAATATCCAACGTGTCATAAATCATGCCTTTGGAAACAAAGGAGAAGATTTCTACAATGGTCTTTTTGGTGTTGCTAGCACGAACACTTCTCCTGAATTGTTCAAAGGTAATACCACTAAGCTTAGTGTCACAGACAAGGATGCTGTCGCTCGTAGAATGGGCGATTGTTGGAAAGTTGATGTTACAGATCCTTTCCGCTCCTATTCTTATGATGCTACAGGGAAACCTGTTAGCTATCAATTGGATGATGCTAAAGCTGCTGCTGATGGATCAGGTGACTGTTGGTCATTTGATTCTACATCTTATATGAGTACTATTTCTAATTCAGTTGAAGCAAAGCCGGCAGTAACTGGAACATATTCTTATAACAATTTCCTTTTTGTTACTGCTAAAAGGTATGTTGATCACCATATTAAACAAGAAATTCTATTGGAAACTTTTAGAAATCTTGATAGTAATAAGCGAATGAATCCCTTCGCTGGGATGAATAAGCTTGAGATATTGAGCTATGTTGCTAGAGTTGATTTTGGTGATCGAGTGCCCCTTTCACAAGGGAGTGATGTTAGCTTGATGATGAACAAGAACGCAGACTTTTCTCTAGAATTGGCTGAAGAGCTTCGTGACCGTCATTACCGACCTTGGATCCGATTCTTTGGTATGAGATCAGAGAAAGTGATTCGAGGGATGATGGCTTCATTGGACGAGTCCATGTGGCTCGGTCTGACTAGTTTGATTCCTACTTGGACAGATCTGAGCGATGAGCAGCTTCTTAAGGAAGTTAAAGTCGCAAGGATACGTTATGAAAACATGAAACCACATGAAATAGAAAAACTCTTACAACCAATGGTTGTTGAGAATGAGAGAGTCTCACCAATCGTTTCAACCTTGAAAGAATGGTTTCCTGATGATCAAGAAATAGTGAATATGTATCGGTCTGATCCTGCTTTCTTCCTTGAATTCGTTGAGAACTCTGATATGTACGCCAAGTGGATTTCGGAATCATCAAAGAAATTTGGATTTGATGCCGTAATTAAGATTTTAGGACATCGAATCATTTGTCCCTCTGAACATCTATCACTTTTTCTACACTTTCTGAAACAAACCTTCGCAATATGCTCTGCTGTAGGCAGGCGCGTTTGCTGGGCCTCTGTTGACGTAATGCGAGCGATGGCAAAATCAGCTACTTGGTTCGATTTCATCACAGATTCCTGGTCGATTTTCAAGACTCATGTTTGGAAGTTGTCAGAGGACGTTTCGACGTTTAAAGATGATGTTTTGAATATGTTGGCCTTAGGTCTACCATTACCTGGTACTTGGTTAGCCGCCTTCTCCGCTGCGGCTGTCTTTGCACTTTCGGCCGGTCCAATTTTTGAGAAAAACTTGGAGGAGAATTCCTTGCTTAAAATTCGAGTACATCCGAAAGAAGTTAAGAAAACGACAACCTCAAAAGTTAAGACTATTGACTTGAAGCCTGCCCTCCATCTAAATCCTGGAGAAGCTGCTCTCAAGGCAACTGGTAATTCACTTTATTTCGATTCCGGAGTGAAAGACCTCGAAAATGCCGTGATCGAGAACACTTACACAATGGTACAAGATGGGAATGCTATTTCTAATGGTGTATTCATTCAAGATAGGGTTCTCATGGCGAATGCTCACACTATTGCTGCGATGTTTCCAGATACCGCTAAACCTGGGGATACTTTTTCCCTAGTTGATCCTCGTGGTGTGGAATATGAAGTATTGAAGTCCCATTGTAAACCCATAATTTCAAGTGAGATTGATTTGGGTATTATAAATGTGAACCAGAGCAAGATCGGAGCAAGACCAACAATTATTAAGAAACACATCACCAACGCCCTACTTGATGAAGTCAAGGGTATTAGAGATTTACAATGTCTATTGACCTATCACGTAGTCGAAGATGGAATTCGAAAGATTCGACATATTCCTGTTACTGTCGACACACGAAATCTTGAGACTCAAACCAGTAATGGTATTAAGGTCGCTCGAATGTTCGCGTATTCTGTCGCTGGTCATGCTGGTGCGTGTTTCTCAAGTTTAATCCTATGTGATGATCGGTTTAAAGGAAAACATTGTATAATGGGATATCATAGTTCTGGAAGTCAATCTGGTGAAGCGGCCTTGGGTGCCTCAGTTGCTGTTACCCAGGAGTTGTTAGAGAAACTCTTGGAGCATGCCGATTCATATATTTTCCACCCAGTGGAGCCAGTTCAGATCCTTAGAGAAGATGCAAATATTCCCCCTCGCGTCCCTATTCTAGCAAAGGTTGAACCTGTTTCTATGTCTAATATCTGTAAGTTGAAGAAAACACCTCTATATGGTTTTTATGATGATATTGAGAAGTATGAGAAGCAGCCTTCCATTCTAGTTCCTTACGAAGTTCAAGATGAAGATGGTAATTGGTCTGATATGCGTTTCCCCATGTATCAAGCCTTAGCTAGATTCAATAAGGATGTGCCTGCTATTAATGACCATTTAGCTAATTATGCCAGGGTGATGTATACGTCAACACATGATGCGTCACTCGGGTCCTTTAAACCTGAACCTAGTGTTTGGAGGTTTGAGGATGCCGTTAATGGTAAGAATTGTGTTGGCCCTGATAGTCGTTCTTCTAGCGTCGGTTATGAATTGAGAATTCGGAACATAACGAAGAAGATGATGTATGGTCCTGAAGGAGATAGGGATCTTACTAATCCTACAATCTCACTACTACAATCTGAACTGAAGGACGACATAGGGAAACTGAGAGAGGGAATTTATCCCAATTGGAGTTTCTTGGGTTTTCTTAAATCTGAGATGAGAAGTCTTAGGAAATTGTTAGGCGGAGATATGAGATATATTGCTGGAACTGAGTGGAAGTGCCACATGGTCACTAAAATGTATTTCGGTCACATGATTTCTGAGTCAACTCGATGCTCAATTAAGAATGGAAACCTAATGGGTTTTAATCCTTACTCTAGACATTGTGACACTCTAGCGAGCTTTCTTACCATCTTTCCTTTTCGAGTTGATGGGGATTTTCAAGAGTTTGATACTACCATTAGATCTTGGTTAGCCGAACAATATAAACTTTTCACACGACACGTCTATTATAATGGAACTGAGGAAGAACATCGAATCCGTGACATTTTAATAGATAATATGATAATCTCCCAGCATATCATTCCAATTAGGACCGATGAAGGCATAATTGCTTATAAGGTTCAAGTCATCAATGATATTCCTTCTGGAGGAACTCTAACCCAACATTTCGGTTGCTTCGCCAATCAAATCTTAGCTAGATATAGCTATCTCATGTCCTGGTGTATACATCAGGGTTTTAGTCATAAAGACTATAGCCCAGTTCTACACCCAAAGCCGGATTTGATTTCTGAAGAAGACAATCAACACCATATAACTCTTGGCGACGATAACATCTATTGCTTTCGAGAACCTAGATATGGTCATACCCCGATTAGGATTCAGAAGAATTTCTCTGAGATCGGCATGACTTATACTAGTCCGGACAAATCGACCCCTTTATCTGAAAATTGGAGAACTATGGATGAAGTAGAAATACTTCAACGCCATCTCGTTTTCTGTAAGGATTTGGGCCGATGGACATGTCCTATTGCGGTCAAGTCTATTTTAGGAGCACTTTACTATACTGAAGACCTGAAATCACTTCCCGCTACTATTGATACAATGCTACAAGAGATGTCTCTCCGTGGAGAAGAAGAATTTGGTGGTTTTGTTAGTCGATTGAGAGCTCGAGCAGACGAAGTTAATATGTTGCTTGTTTCCCCTTATCTAGACTTCCATGTTGCTCGTAACTTTGTTCTAAATACTACTTACGCCCCATGGGGGGGTGTAACTACCGCGGTCATCATTGAAGACATCTAGGGGCGATGGGGTTATGCCACACATAATCCCAACCTCCTCTTGACTGTTAAAAATCGAGATCTCTGCCCTGCTAAGGGCGGTATAAATATAGCACCAATTTTGTATAGTGTAGGCTTTATTCCTACTTACTTTAGGTGACTCATGCCGTAAGGCGGAACGTACAATCCGATCAATTTTTGATACTGTAATATAAATGATGGATTTATATGAAATTTTGACTACAGAGTTCTCCTCTCGAGAGAGGGAACTATAGGTTCACTAACAAAGTAATAAATAAAAAGAAAATATAAATATTAAAACCAATTTTACAACATGCCATTCTTAAAATTAAATAACCCCCCCGTACACATTTTTGAAACACCAGCTCCGAAGGTTACCTTTGTTGAGCTCCCAATTTTGATCCCAAATATGGAAGAGCCGATTTCTGACGAGGTCCATGTTACCACTGAAGTAGTTGACCAAGGAACCGAATCTACAAATTTTTACTCTTCTTCCCCCGCACTTAGCTTGCACACTACTCCCGCGAGCGTTAGAGATTTCTTAGCCAAAGATATTATCCTGGCCCCTTACGTTTGGTCTACTTCAACTGCCGTTAACACCGACATAACATCCGGTGGTATCGACGTTTTTAGCCAATTTCAAGGAGCAGGTATTAATGCTAATAAATTATATGGCATGAACCTGATTCGTTGTAAGGTTGAATTTACAGTTAAGATTAACTCTAATCCTTTTCAAGCTGGTAGGCTTTTAGTGCACTTCCTACCTTGTGTTGCCCAGTATTCGGCTGGATGGCTGGCAACACGAAACATAAATCTAGCCACAAAGACCCAGCAACCATCAATTGAACTCGATTGTCGAGACACATCTAAGACGATGGTCATTCCATATGTTTCCCCTTTCGAGTATTATGATCGCTTGAATGACATCTACAGAATAGGCACTTTTTACATCAGTGTCCTGTCTGGATTGACAGTTGGTGCTTCTGATACTCCCAATGTTGATGTCTCCGTAAACTATAGATTCATTGATGTAGAATTAGCTGCCCCCCTAGTTCCCAATGCTGATGAGGCTGTTCGTTCTGCTCAATCACATAGTATTTCGCGAGGCTTAAGAACAACTGCCAGAGTTCTTAAGAATCTTGGTACAATTCCAATGTTAAGTAAATACGTCGAGCCTATTGCATGGGCTGTTAAGGTTAGTGCTGGAGTTGCAGCTACAATGGGTTATTCTAAACCATTATCCGACTCTCCACCTCAGTTGATGCAATTGGAGCCTTATAAGTACACTGCTACTCATTCTGGTCCTGATATGTCCATACCATTGTCTGGAGAGATAGACAATAGACTTAGTATAGCTCCTGATGTCTCCATTAGAGCGGAAGATGAGATGTCTCTAAGCTTCTTGTTATCTCGACCTTACTATTGGAAGTCTTATACTCTTACTCCTAGCACTGCTACTGGATTTTATGCATCATTTCAAGCTGCCCCAATAGCTATGGCCCAGAGTGGTACTTACGCGAGTGGAGTTAAAACAGCTACTTACACTACTGGAGGTCCAATGAACTATTTAAGTCGTCTCTTTAACTTTTATAGAGGTTCCATTAAGATCAGGCTTAAATTTGTTAAGACTCAATTTCACTCCGGTAGATTACTGTTCACGTTTTCCCCTAGTTACAATATTAATAATGTTCCAACTGATACTACTTATAGTTTACGTCATTATGTTGATATTCGTGAAGCTGACGACATCGAATTCACATTACCTTATTTGATTCCTCAGACTTATTTGACAGTGGGTGAATCGATTGGATTATTTAGTATCTACGTACAAAATCAATTACGCGTACCAACCACTTGTGACGCATCAATGAGTATTTTGGTCTATGTTTCTGCTGGTGATGATTTCGAGTTAGCCGTCCCTGTAGTGGGAGGAAACTTGGGAGGTTTACCACCATTAATGATTGGTAATTCTGATGATCCAACTTCATCTACTTCACTTGTAAGTTCTGTAATAGGTGGAGAAATGAAAGCCTCAAAAACATTACGACCATCTTCACTATGTATTGGTGAGCATTTTCTAAGTGTTAAGCAATTGATTAATAGATATTCACATGTTTGTAATACACCTAATAGTATTGCCTATGGGATTCCATTTTTCCATAGTGCAACAACTACTAGCGCTGGCAGTATAACTTCTACAGCCCCGGGAGGAGATGTATTAAGTTGGGTCGGTTTGATGTATGCCTTCTATCGAGGTTCAGTTAGAATGATGCCTCTCGGTGTTGCAGCAGGAAGTGTAGTCAGTTTAGCTCGAGGCGGGTCCATGCCATATTTTGGACCGGCTTCAAGCTTCTCTGGCGGCAATACAGTGCCTAATCGTCTTTCAACATGGGCTACACCTGGCACAGTTAGTCAGACTAGTTATGGCGCCTTTGTTACAAGTCAAACTACCACTATGTTCAAAGTGCCATATTACAACACTGTTCGTTGTTCCATCCTTGACTTCATTGTCTCCTCCTCCAATTCGGGTACTGACCCGTCTGTTCCAGATACAGCCTTATTCTGGGCCAATGCCATCTCGGCAGACATCTTCCGATCTGCAGGGGAAGACTACCAATTGAGTTACTTCATTGGTTGTCCACCCGTGCTGGTCAGTTTAGTCTAAAGTGACGTTAATGATTTTCAACCGCAAGGAGAATTTTGCATTAATGTGCTTGAATTCTACTTGCGTAGAAATCATACGTCGCTGTTAGGCGGATACGGTTTTTACGCTTTTAGACGTTAATTAAAAAGCGACGATAAGATTTGATTCTGTTCTCTCGGGAACAGGCTCAGATGTTTTTTATAGGAAAA